TCGGGTGGTCGACCATCGAGACACCGCCGCTGTACCTGCTGGGTGTCTCGGCTGGTTGGCAGGCGTTCGGCGCCTATGCGGGGTTCCTCGCGAAGAACAACGTGAGCGGACTGTGAACGGCTGCGAGGTGTGGTGCCCGTGCCGGTGCCAGAACAGCAACTGTGGCTGCCACGTCCCTGCGCCGGCCAGTTCGCGGCCGCGGTGATGACTGATGATCAGCAGCCTTGTGTCGGGGGTCGCGGCGCGGCAGGCAGTTCTGTCCAGTGATCTGTTGAACGGTCCAGGCAAGCCGTGCGTCTGCGACGTGTGCCTTGGACTGGAAGAGCCGCGGGACCCGAGCCGGCGGCCCGGGACATGAACCGTGCGGCGGAGGCTGAAGGCAACCGCGTGAACTTCTGGTGCCCGGGGTGCGATGACGTCCACACCATCCGCCATGGCGACGAACAGTCCTGGACGTGGAACGGCGACCTCGAGCGACCCACCTTCAGTCCCTCGATCAAGGTCGGGGGCGTCCAGTGGGATAGGACGTCGAGCTTCCACAAGAGCGCGCACCTCGTCGAACCTGGCCAGCCGACGTGCTGTCACTCCTTCGTCGCTGACGGCCGGATCCAGTTCCTCGGCGACTGCACCCACCAGCTCGCCGGCCAAACCGTTGACCTTCCCGAGTGGCCTTACTGCGACCAGGACGACGCCGCATGAAGATTCTGCGGTTCCTCGGAGCCATCGCCGCCGACGTCGTGTACTTCGCCGATGAGTTTCTGGTCGGGCCGCTGAAGGACAAGCTGACGGGCTTCGACGCGGTCGTGAAGGACGCGAAGGCCAAGAACTCAATCATCAGACCAGGGGATGAACTGTGACCGATATCGACCTCTCCGCAGCGGTCTACAACATCCACATGACCCGCAACGACGGCCTACGGATCCATGCCACTCTGCCTCTGGACCTGACCGGCCACACAGTGACCGCGCACTTCCGCACCACCCCCGACAGCACCGAATACACGGAGTTTACGGTCGATGTCATCGACGCACCGACGGGTGTCGTTGAGGCCACCCTGGCACGCGTACCTCGGGAAGGGTTCTACGACCTCCAGGTCACCAAGGATGGTGTCCCCCGTACCTACATGGCCGGTGCTATCACCCAAGCACCGGACGTGACGCGTCCGTGACGACAGAGCTCGTGGTGCAGGTCCAGGCGCAGCCGCTCGAGCTCGTCGTTGACGCGCACGAAGCGGTCGTACCGGTCGATACCTCACCGCTTCAGGTCGTTGTGGAGGCGCAGGAGACGGTGGTCAAGCTTGACCCCTCAGTCGGTGCCCTGCTTGAGGCGATCGCGATCGAGAAGGCCCGCGCCGAAGGCGCCGAAGCTGCGCTGCGAGCCCACCTCAACAGGGCTCGCACCAAGTTCTACCTCGAAGACTACGAGGCCGTCGGCGATGGCGTCGCCGATGACTCCGACGCATGGGACGCCTGCCTCGCCGAGGCGATGCCAGTCAACGGCATCATCGAACTGGGCTCCAAGACCTACGGCATCAGCCGTAAGCATCACCTCGTCGGCGAAGACGACATGATCGGCCACGCCGTCACAGTCGTCGGCCAGGGTGTCGCCACCGACATCTCCCTGCTCGGCGACCAAGGGTCGATCGTCCGGGCGCTGACAGCCGAGGCCATGCTGATCTGGGGTGATGTCCCCACCGGCCCCGGTCTCGCCGGCGTCACCCACTACGGCGGACGTCCCGGCATATCCCACGGTTTCACCTTCGATGGGAACCTGACCGGCAGCCTCGGCATCCAGATCGGCGTGAGTGTTGCCTACGGGACGTGGTTGAACATCCACACCACCCGCTGCGACGGCGACGGCTGGCTCATCACCTCCCAGAACTGCATCTTCATCGGCTGCTACGGGGACCAGAACTCCGGCAACGGGTGGACGTTCGACTTCGGGGCCATGCAGAACACGTTCATCAACTGCCACGGCGTCCACAACGACGGCTGGAACATGCAAGCCCGGCAGACCGGCGGCATGGACTGGTCGGTCGTGGACTACCCGCAGAACAACACGTTCATCAACTGCATCGTGGAGAACCCCGGCGCAGACGACTTCGCCAACACCGGCCTCGGCGGATTCCACGTCCGCGAAGGCACCGGCTTCGTCTGGAACAACACGTTCATGACCACCGACCCCGGCGACGGGAAGCCGTCCCTGCTGCTGACCCCTTCGACGGCGAACGGGTATGTCGGACAAAACACCGTCCGCGACTGCCTGATCGAGAAGATCTACATCGACGCCAACGATGGCGCCGGTGTCGCCCAGCCGATGGGTGCCACCCGCGAGCCGCTGGTCCTCGCCGGCTGGAACAACATCAACGAGATCGTCAACGGGTCCACCGACTTCATCTACGACGACGGCCAAGGCCCACCCGTGGACTACACCGCCGAGGGCACCGGTGCGGCTGCCGCCATGCGCCACGCCCACTTCGCCAAGTCCGCCGGCGCTGACCTGCTCGAACTGTTCAACTCCGCCGGCCACCTGCGCGCGATAGTGACCGAGGACGGCAGCGTGGGTGCCCGGTTGGGCTCAGCGCAACAGATGGTCATGGGCGAAGCGTTCGGGGTCGGCGGGATCTTCTTCGGAAACGACTTCACCCCATCCATCACGAACCCCGCCGGGAACACCCTCTACATCTTGGGCAAGTGGCTCGCCCAAGCGGACGCGGCAGGTACGACCCCCCTCGTCGCCAAGGGAACCACCTCACAGACCGCCGACCTGTTCGAAGCGCAGAACTCCGCCGGCGCAATCCTCCACTCCGTTGACAAAGACGGCATCCCCCGCTGGAACGCCGCCGCCACTCAGCAGACAACTGTTGGCGCCGCCGGCGGAGCCGCAGCCCCGCCAGCTGCCCCTGCCAAGTGGCTCAAGGTCAAAGACGCCGCCGGCACCACCTACGTCATACCGGCCTATCCGGCGACCTGATTCAGCAACCCGATCCACCCATGGCCTGTCGGCCTCCGCAACGTCCCACCACACAGAGGAGCTCACCATGGCCGTGTCCATGACCCTGTACGGAAACTTCTTCAAAGCCCTGTTCAACAAGGAAGTCGACCTCGACAGCGACTCCCTCAAGGTGATGCTGTGCACGTCCAGCTACACCCCGGACAAGGACACCCACGACTACAAGAACGACGTCACCAACGAGGTCACCGGCACCGGGTACTCCGCCGGCGGAGCCGCGATCGCGAACCCTGCCTTCTCCTACATCACGGCGAACTCGTGGGCGACTGCTCGAGCGAACTCCACCGCGTACACCGCGGGCCAGATCGTGCGTCCCGCATCCGGCAACGGCTACCTGTACCAAGCCGTCACCGCAGGCACGACCGCCGGCTCGATCCCGACCTACCCGACCACGATCGGCGGCACCGTCGTCGACGGTGGCGTCACCTGGGTGTGCGTCGGCCGCGGTGCCCTGAAGTTCGACGGCGACGACGTCGCCTGGGCAGCCTCCACGATCGCGGCCGCCCGATACGGCATCGCCTACGACGACACCCCGGCCACAGCCGCGACCAAACCACTCATCGGCTACGTCGACTTCGGGGCCGACGTGTCAACGACCAACGGGACCTTCTCGATCCCGTGGTCCGCGGACGGCATCTTCGTCGTCGTCGTCGCCTAACTGCCCATGTGAGTTAGGAGGCCGCGATGGCGATCGCCCCGGTTAGCGTCTCGACCCCGCAGTGGAACAACTCGGGACAGTCCCTCAACGTCAACATGCCTTCGGGCATTGTGGCGGGCAATCTACTGGTCGTCATCATCCACGCCACCGGCACCATGAGCACGCCCGCCGGCTGGAACCTCAAGTTCCAAGCACTGGCACCGGGCACACAGTCGTCGGTGTTCTGGCGATGGGCGACAGGTTCCGAAGCAGCCAGCTACACCTTCTCCACATCAGCCCTGAGCACGGTCTTCGCTGCAGTCGCGGTCCAACTGTCAGGAACCATTGGTAGCGGCGACCCGTTCGATGTGGTGGTCACCGCAAACCAAGGCGGCTCCCTCAACTCTGGGTCATGCACGCTCGTCACTACGGTCCCGAACTGCTACCTGTTGAACCGCGACTCCACAGGCATCGGTTCGATCACCTGGTCATCGGGCCCGTCCGGGATGACCCTGCTGTCGCCCAACAGCAGCGCGGTGCATGTGTTCGGCGGCATCCAAGCCGCCGCCGGCAACACCGGCGCGAAAGTGTCCACCTACACGGCTACGTCGAACCACCAGACCTGCATGGTGGCGATCAAGCCGGCAATCGACGCTACGGTCGCCCCACCGGCAGCGATCGCCATGGCCAGCGGATCGACACCAGATGTGGCGGCCTCGTCAGCGCTAGCGGCTCCGTCTGCTGTGGCGCTGGCACAAGGCGTAGAACCCCAAGTCTCGCTCGGGTCCAGCCCGCAGCCACCAGCTGCTGTCGCGCGAGCGATCCCGCCGGAGCCCAGTGTCGCCGCCCATGTCTTCGTGCCAGCACCTGCAGCTCGAGCCACGGTCGCACCGCTGCCACCTGAAGTCTCCCTGGGCGCGTCCATCGAGACGTCGCCCGGGCAAGCCACGGTCACGGCGGTCGGTCAGAGTCCAGGCGTCACAGCGGAGTCCACGATCGACGTCCTGCCCGGTGCCGCGCGAGCCAGCGCTCCGGCGCCAACGGTCACCGCTGAGGCGTCGCTGGTCTCACCACCGGCTGCCCTTGCCCGCGTCTACCCCGTGGCCCCAGACGTGTCAGCCGACGCTCTCTTGGACGTGCCGGCAGCGACTGCGCGTGCGTTCGCAGCCGACCCCCAAGTCACCGCCGGTGCGCTTGTCCAGGCTGCGGAAGCCGTCGCCTACGCGATGGCGTTCCCACCGATCTACATCGGCGCCCCACCGGCCATCCCCCAGCACGGCGAAGCCATCCTGGCCGACAACACAGCGGCCGCAACCCTGGCCGACAACACCGCGGCCGCCGAACTCAAAACCAACACCGCGGAGGCCTATCTCGTATGAAGATCTACACCGGCGACCTGCTCCCGCCCCTCAAGATCACCCTCAAGGACAGCGAAGTCGACGTCAACCTCGACCAAGCCACCAGTGTCCGGGTCCTCGGCCGCCGTAACGGTGAACTGATCTTCGACCGCACCGGAGACGACATCAGCTGGGTTCACGACGGCGCGATCTCCGTTGTCACGATGCCGTGGCAAGCAGGTGACACCGACGAGGCCGGAATGATCGAGCCCGAGGTTGAGGTCACGTGGCCGGGTCCGAAGCCGCAAACGTTCCGACCGCCGACGGCGGTGCACGTGGCGGCAACGTTGGACGCCTGACTCAGCAATTCAGCAAGTAAGCGCGCCCCATCCCTAACCCGGATGGGGCGCTTTTCGCGTACCCCAAGGGGTGTGACCGCCGGTCACAAAACGGACCTTCAGACGATCACACAGCGATCAGATGTTCGCACGACGATCACCGGGATTGCAGCGGAACATCGGTTTTCGCCCGATCTGTCAAGGGGTCGGAACCCGGTTCGAATCCCGTTGGGGGTGCCCCTCAAGTACGGCTCCTGACCTGCATCGATGCAACAGCGCAGGTCAGGGGCTGTTCTCTGTGGTCACACCGTGGTCACAACGGCAGGCGAATCTGTCAGCGCACAGGCATACGATCCCCGCCATGGCCCGCCCCGAATATCGTCCAGCCAAGGACGGCACCGACGCCTGGCGCGTCCGCTACCGGATCGGCGGCCGCCAGTCTGGTGAGACGTTCTACACCCTCGGCGCCGCCCAGGAGTTCTGCGACTGGATTCGCGTCTTCGGCACCGAGCGGGCTGTGCAGCTGCTCGCCACCGAGACAGCACATCTCCAGCCGCCGGCGGTCCTGCCGACGCTCGACGAGTGGGCCGAGAGGTACATCGACGCGCTGCCGGGTGCGTCCGGCGACACGAAGGACGGCTACCGGTCGTCCTATCGGCATTCGTTCGGCACCCGGATCGGGATGCTGCGCCTCGACCAGGTCGACCGCGAAGCAGTGTCCCGCGCCATCGTCGACATGCAACGCGCCGGCGGACCGCGCACCAAGGGCGGCTACTCCGACAAGTCGATCGCGAACCACCACGGGCTGCTCTTCGGGATGATGGCCACCGCCGTCCTCGACCGGGTCATCACCGCGAACCCGTGCGCCGGCGTCCGCCTGCCCCGTAACAGCGACCACGAGAAGCAACCGAAGCGGTTCCTGACGCCGGCGGAGTTCCAGCGCCTGTGGTCCAAGATCGGTGCCCACCATCGGCCCCTCATCGAGACGCTCGTCGGGACTGGGATCCGGTGGGGCGAAGCCGAAGCGCTCCTGGTCTCCGACGTCGACCTGGCTGCCCGGCTCCTGCACGTGACGAAGGCCGCGAAGCGGTCCGGCGACGGCCGGCGCATCATCGGGCCAACCAAGACCCGCCGGTCACGACGGACAGTCAGTCTGCCGCTCGAGCTCGTCGAGACCCTTGAGGCCGTCGTGCGCGGCCGCGACGATCGCGAACGCCTGTTCGTCGCCCCCCGTGGTGGCCCGCTGGGGCACAAGGTGTTCTGGCAGGACGTGTGGTTGCCGGCGTGCGCGAAGGCCAAGCTGGCTGAGCCGCGGCCGCGTATTCACGACCTGCGTCACACCTACGCTTCCTGGATGATCGCCGAGGGCGTTTCGATGAAGGCGCTGCAGGAATCGCTCGGCCATGAGTCGATCACCACCACGATGGACCTGTACGGCCACCTGATGCCCGGGGCAATGGAGGAGACCGCCGCAGCTGCGTCTCGAGCTCTGGCGCGGGCGTTGCCCGGCCGCGGGAAAATCCGGGCGGCTTAGGCCTGGCGCAAGGTCCGCGAGCGTTTACGTTCGGCCCGGATCCTGCGCAGTCGCTTGACCGTCAGCGGGTCGTGGGCGAGGGCGGCCTCGCTGTCGATCAGTCGGTTGAGCAGCTGGGTGTAACGGACCATCGAGATGTCGAGACGTGCCCGCACTGTCGCTTCTTTGGTACCTGGGTACTGCCACCACTGGCGCTCGATCGCGAGGATCTCGCGCGCGGTGTCGGTCAACTTCTGCATGACTCCGATGCTACGGACGGGGTCCGACAGAATCAGCCGCCGTCCGCGACCTCCGCGCCTTCGGCAGAACCGGCAGAGTCGTCCCCCTTTGTGGAGAAGCGCGCGTCTCCGCGGCCAGTCCAGTTGCCTCCGCCCCGCATCAGGTTACGAATGACTGGCGCTGCTCCGATGGTGCCGAAGCCGACTGCAGGCCAGTACTCGCCGAGGGCGGCGAAAGCGATCGAACTCACGATCAGCAACACGACGATCAGCCAGGTGAGCCAGAGCGACGTGCTGGCGGTCCGAGCGAAGGTCTTGTCCATTGAGTAACGGTGGTGACGGTTCTCTCGGGCGCCGTCAACGACCTCGTCGACGAGGCGTCCGTCGATGTCCTTGTAGCCGGCGATCGTCCGTGGATCTGGCAGTGGCCCCGAATGGTGCTCGAACAACGCGACTAGGCGCGCCATGGTTTGGGGGTTGTCGCCACCCTCGATCAGTTCGCCTTCGAGTATCTCGCGCAGCTGGTCGGGGAGCTGAGTCGCTTCGATGTCGGACCGGCCAGCGTCACCCGAGGATTCAGGGATCGCTGGAGTGTCCGTCAAGAACTGGTCTCCAGGACTCCAGATTCCGACGCGTTGTTCTTGACCGAGTCCTCGAGGATCTGGACCATTTCATCGGCGATCTGCTTCCGACGCGGCAGCGGAATCGACGTGTCCTCGATCCAGGCAATCAGTATTTTCCTCAGCAGCTCCGGGTGCTGGTTGAGCAGCTCAAGGACTGACTCGCGCAGCTCCCTCGATGCCAGATCCCAGTCGTCAGATTCGACGTACCGGAAAGCCGGAACCTCAGACCACAGGGTGCGCAACGTCTGGGTCGCGTCAAGCTCTCCTAGAGTCGTCGAGATCCTGGGAATCTTGAACCGAAGCTGAGAAGGGTGGCGGAATCGGCGTCCGAGCTCGGTGCCTGGGTGGACAACACTGAATGCGGTCATCTCACCTGAGCCCTTCCTCAACTTGCGCTTCTGCATATCTAGATGAACGTGTCATCGTGAACTCGTGTTCCGGAATTATCTACCCGGGCGAGTGTGCATTCAATCACGGTTTCCATCAGGCCATACAGGGTTCCGGGGAGGGCGCCACATGCCCGATGGTGCCACGGCGATGGGCCGGGGAGAAACACATCCGTGTAAGTACCCGCACGCGTCGCGACCTGCATAGGAGCCCATCAAGCACCTGCTCCCTCGTGGATGCTACTGGAGGATGTTCTCCAACAGCAGATCGTGGTCTCACGTGCTCAACCGCTGCCGCAAGTAGGCCCGCTCGGCTGGGTGCAGCGAATCGAGCCGGGCCTTCAGCATCGGTTCGTCGACCCAGAGTTCCTCGGCGACCTCGGCCGAGTCCGTCGACCAGGCCATCGCCTCGGCCAGGGCCTCGATCGAGATGAGCCGGCGTGCAGCCTCGCGCTCAACGACGAGCTCCTCACGTCCAACGTGACTTGGAGCGCAAGGCCCACGCTCCAAGTGAACGAGCTCATGCGCGATCGTGCAGCGTCGCTCGGCTTGGGTTTGCCGGCGCGACAGGATGATCAGCCGGTGCGCATGTAGACAGTGTCCGAGGTCGCCGTTGGGTAGACGCTCACGCCAGAGGAGAGAGATGTGTGTGAGGTCGCGGAGCGCGCGCCAGGGGTGGTAGGACACGGGCCGACACTAAATGCCTGCGGTGACAGTCAGTCTTCGCTGCTGGACGCCGACCGGATCAGCGTCTTCATGAGGGCTGCTCTTGTTCGGTTTCGACCTGCTTCAGTCGACCTACAGCTTGCCGCATTCGACGCTGAGCCTCGAGCGTGACCTCCTGATAGAAGGCCTCGAATTCCTCTTCTGACATGGACGCAATGTTTGTCGGACTGGCCGAGGCGACCGCGGCTGGTGGAACATTGATCGTGACGCCACGGCTGATGATGTTGCCGTCCTCGTCGAGCTCGATCGTCGTCTGAACGCCGTCCGCCAGGAGCTGGAAAGCCGTGCCGGGTGGCCAGCCCAACGCTTTCTCTGCGGCTGCTAGCCGGTCCTCGCGGACACTCTGCCCGGCTTCGATCCGGAGCCATGTAGCTCGACTGACGTCGCTGGCTCGTAGCGCCTTCTGTACTGAGCCGAACCGGCGCCGGCGAGCCTTCTCAACGAGTTTCCCGAGCTCTTGGCGATGCTCGTCCGCGTCCTTGCTAGCCACGACCTGATAGTGACAGAAACCTCTAGGAACATCTAGTGCCACCTAGTCACACCCGTGATGCGCTAGCGGCTCGGAAAACAGAGTTACATCGGTATCTTTCAGCAGATGGCGTCAGGTTTGATGTGTGACTGACGTTAGATGTTGACACCTGTTACTAGGTGTGATTAGTATCGGCTCATGGCTCTCAACCCCACGGCAATCGAGATCAATGGGTATGCGCTGCGACAAATTCGCGTACTCAGCGGCGTCGGCGTGGCAGAGCTGGCACAGCAGGTAGGCAAGACGCGGTCCTACATCGCCAAACTCGAACTCGGCCACAACCGGCGCGTCTCCCCGGCCGTCTATAACGCGCTGCTCGAGGCGCTGCAGATCCAAGACCGCCGCACACTCCTCGCGACACCCAATGCGGAGTCGGTGGCGTCATGAAGGCGCTCGAGGAGAACTACCTCAAAACCACCGAGGTAGCACCGAAACTGCGCCGGACGGCGGCCGAGATCTCCCGCATGTGCAAGCGCGGCCAGATCCGCGCCGTCCAAGTCGGCCGCACCTGGCTGATCCCGGAGTCAGCGCTCGAGGAACTCCTGACCCCCAACCCGAAGACCGTTCCGGCTCTCAAGCCGGAGCTCGACGAGCCTGTCCGGTTCGTCACCGCAAGTCAGAAACGTCGCGCCAAGGCGTCCTGAAAAGAACCGGAGCCCGGGCTCCCTCCGCAAGAAGAAACCCGGGCTCCACGAACAAGGAGATTCTCTCATGGAGAACACCGCCACAACCAGCACCGCCGCTGACATCAAGCTCGCGCAACTCCACGCCGTGCAATGCGCCGTCGCCCACGTCTTCACCGAAGCCGCCAGGGACAACGACATCGTCATCATCGACGACCGGCTCCGCGAATTCGTCGAACGCCACGACAGGGCCTACGCCGAGTACCAAGCGGCCGTTCGCGCGATCGAGGTGGCGTCATGAGTTACGAAGCCCTCGCCATCGGCATCGGCGTCCTCGTCGTCGTCGGTTCAATCGTCGTCACATGGCTCGACACCAGGTCGATCCGCAAGTTCGAGGCCGAGACGAACCAGTCGATCGACCTGACAGGCGGCCTCCGATGAGCGCCCGCACCGACGATGCCGCCGCGCTTCTCGAGAAGTCCAACGTGGTCGACATGGAGGACGGCTGGGCCCAGCTCGTCGCCCTTCAGGCCATCGGCCACGCGCTGCTCGCGGTCGTCGAGTCGATCGACTACCTGACCAGCACGATCGAACGCGAGGCCCTCCGATGAGCGTCCTCAATGTCGACGTCGTCGACTGCACCTACTGCGAAGAGCTCATCGAGCCAGCCGTCGACGACGGAGTCAACGCCTTCGACTGCCAAGCCTGCGGCAACGGATGGCACCACTACGACAACTGCGCTTCGAGCTGCTCGGCGTACCTAGACGAACTCAACGCGGACGACGCGCTGTCGGCCGCTCTTGATGAGAGGGACCTCTGATGACTGCCACCATCCAGGCGATCGGCCACGTCTCGCCCACCGGCCGCATCGTCACCGACGCCGATGCCGGCACCCCGCCATGGTTCGCTGCACGCCGCGCCGGCATCACCGGCACCGACCTGCCCAAGATCCTCGGCGACTCCCCGTACGGCAACGCTCTCTCGGTCTGGCACGACAAGCGTGGCGACATCCTCGATGATCTCGTCTCCGAAGCCGGCGAATGGGGACACATTCTCGAGGACCCGATCGCCCAGGAATGGGCACGCCGAAACAAGGTCCAGGTCGTCCGCGTCGGCGTCGTCGCCAACACGAAACATGACTGGCAGCGGGCCTCCCTCGACCGCCTCGTCCACGGATGCCCTGACGCCGAGATCTGTGGCCTCGAGGTCAAGACCCGGTCCGCGTTCAAGGCCGGCATGTTCCGTGACGACATCCCCGACGACGTCCTCGCCCAGGTCGCCTGGGGACGTCTCGTCACCGGCTTGCCGCACATGCACGTCGCGGTCCTCATCGGTGGCCAGCAGATGCTCGAGTTCACCTACGAGCCCGACGTCCAGCTCGAGACCTTCCTGATCGAGAAGGCGTCCGCGCTTTGGCAGGCCGTCGAGGACAACAACCCGCCCGACGTCGAACCGGATTCGGACGGCGTCCTCATCGGGCTGCTGAACAAGCTGTACGAATCCCGTGCCGGCACCCGTGAACTCCCGCCCAAGGACGTCGAGAAGTGGGTCGCCCAATACCGCGCGGCACACGTCGACGAGAAGGCCGCGGCCGCACTGAAGGAAAAAGCCAAGGCCGCGCTCATCGCGCTGCTCGACGACGGCGAGATCGGTGTCGTCAACGAGGAACCGGTCTTCACCTACCGGCGGCCGTCTGCGTCGTACTCAGTGCCGACGAAGGCGCTGGCCGAGCTCAAGTCCGAAGACCCCGAGCTGTACGAGCAGCTGCTCGCCGGCGAGTGGATCACCGAATCTTCCCCGTCTCCCCGATTCCTCTTGAAGTGAAAGGCCCGACCATGACCAACACCCTCCGCGACCGTGCCGCTGGCCAAGAAGTCGCCAAAGTCGAACAAGCGCAACCCCTGGCTAAGCAGATCGAGGCCATGGAGTCCCAGTTCCAGATGGCCATGCCGCGCGGCGTCGAAGCCAAGCAGCTCGTCCGCGACGCCCTCACCGCACTGAGGATGACGCCGAAGCTGGCAGAGGCGGACCCCCGCACGGTTCTCGGTGCGCTGATGACCTGCTCCCAGCTCGGCCTGCGCCCGGGGGTGCTCGGCCACGCTTGGGTCCTGCCGTTCTGGGACTCGCGCTCGAGGGCTCAGAAGGCGCAACTCGTGATCGGCTACCAAGGTCTTGTCGAGCTTGCGTGGCGGTCCGGGAAGATCGAATCGCTGATCGCTCGCACGGTCTACGAACACGACGAGTTCGACGTCGCCTACGGGCTCGAGGACCGACTCGACCACAAGCCGCACCTCGGTGGCGATCGCGGCAACCCGATCGCCTACTACGCGGTCGTGAAGGTCAAGGGTGGCGGCCGCGCGTTCGTGGTGATGACCCAATCCGACGTCGAAGCGCATCGTGACGCGCACGCCATGGCCAAGACCAAGGAAGGCCGGATCGTCGGCCCGTGGCGCGACAACTTCGAGGCCATGGCCCACAAGACCTGCGTGTTGAAGCTCGCGAAGTGGATGCCGAAGGGCACCGACCTGGCCGTGGCGATCGCCGCGGACGAATCGGTGCGTATCAATCTGGCGCCCGACGTCGGTGCCGAGTCCGTCTCGCATCACTACAACGACGACGAGCCGGTCGAAGGTGAAGTCGTCGACGACGACCGCGAGCAACTGCTCAAGGAGGTCTACGAGACCGGCACAGCCAAGGGCATGACGGGCTGGGATCTCGAAGCCAAGTACGCCGAGATCAAGGAAGGCGAGCTGCTCTCCGACGCCACGACTGAGGACCTGACCGGCTACCTGACGTGGATCAAGGCGCAGAAGAAGACGGCCGCGAAGTGATCGTCGACTCGAGTTACAACAAGCCGCGGTTTCCCGGTTACGTCGTGGTCGACGCGCACACCGACAAGGTCATTAGCGTCCACCTCACCCGCCGCGAAGCGAACGCCTGCAAGACCAAGTACTCGCACCGCGTGCGGGGCACCGCCGACGTCCAGGTGCTGAAACGCCTCTTCAAGAAGAAGGCGAAGCGATGACCGTAGAGATCAGCGGCTGGGCTGAAGGGATGAGTCCGCTTGAGCGGAAGCTGCGGGTCAAGAGTTCGATCGATGATCTGGTTGCTGAGGTGCGATCGACATTGGTCGATCCGGCGGAGGCCAAGCGTGTGCGCGAAGAGCTGGGTATCAGTCTGCGCCGCCTGGCTGAAGCCCTGGGAGTGGATCCTTCAGCTTTGTTTCGCTGGGAGAACGGGACCGCACGGCCGCGAAGAGGACACGCACGGGCTTGGGGCGAAGCCATCCGTCGTCTTTCCGAATTGCTCGACGGTCCGGTCCCGTCGCTGAATGCTGATTCAACGGTCGAGGATGCCTTCGCGGGTAACCAACGCATCAGCAATGCCTTGCGCCGGCAAGGCATCCAGACTCTCGCGGAGCTCGCCAAATACTCAGAGGCTGAGTTGCGCGCCCTTCGAAATTTCGGAGCGCTGTCGCTGGATGAGGTGCGCCGGGTAATTCGAGACGCCGGGCTCCAATTTGCTCCGGACATAGACCTCGAGTACCCGCCAGCGGTCGGTTGGTGTAGCGCCAAAACTGGGCCGAATGGCAGGCACGGCTGCGACCTTCCAGCTCTTCGTGGCAGCGAATTCTGCCGGTTGCACGGACGCCCGCCCGAGATTGGGGCCGGCGCATGACCGAATTGATCCAGCGCACGTTCCCCGACCTCAGCGACGACGACCTGCACCCATACCGGTGGACCGCCGTCCCCGTTTCCGAACGGCAACACCCGTCGTGCGGCACACCGGGCTCCGGCCGGAACCGCCACAAGCGGCTCGGTGAACCGATCTGTGATGTCTGCAATCGCTGCGAAGCCGAGTACTCGCGCGCCAAGCGGGAGCGCATCGCATGAGCACTCCATGGTCCCCGAGTTGGTATGCCTTCGATTGCGAAACATCGGGCGTCGACGTCTTCAACGACCGCATCGTCACCGCCACCGTCGTCAAGGTCGAAGACGGCGAGATCTCCGACAAACGCGCCTGGCTGATCGACCCCGGCATCCCCATCCCCGCCGGCGCAACCGCCGTCCACGGCATCACCACCGAGAAGGCACGCGACCTCGGCCGCGACCCCAAGGACGCCGTCAGCGAGATCGCCGGCACCGTCACCGGGATCCTGCGGGCCCGCAAACCACTCGTCGTGTTCAACGCCTCCTACGACCTCTCGCTCCTGCAGTGCGAGACCGAACGCCACGGCTACAGCTTCCTCGAGCTGCTCCACAGCGAAGCGGACCTCCACACCGTCGTCGACCCGATCGTCCTGGCGCGCGGCATCGACAAGAACGTCACCCGCAGCTTCAGGGACCCGGCCACCGGCAAGGGCTGGGTCTACAAGCTGCCCGCCCTCTGCGCACGCTTCGGTGTCCCGTTCACCGAGTCGCACGACGCAACCGCTGACGCGTTCGGCGCAGCACTATTGGCGTTGGCGCTCTGCGAGACCAACCCACAGATCACGACGTACACGCCGGCGCACATGTACTCGCTGCAACGCAGCTGGCATCGCGCCAACCAGGACAGCCTGCGCGCCTACTTCGACAAGCAAGGCACCGAGCATGACGGCGTCGACGCTGGTTGGCCGCTTCACACCGGGCTGATCGCGAAGGCGGTCGTCTGATGCCCCGACCAACGCCAGCACCCACCTTGTTCGACGAGCAGGCCGCCGCCGACCTGTGGGAACGCGCCCTGGCGTTCTGGTCGGTCGGCTACACGATCGGTGATCCGGAGCGTGCCCTGCGTGTCGAGTTGCGGCGTCGCACTGGCCGGGTGCCTGAGACCGCGTCACCTGAGCAGTTGGCGAAGTTCCTCGTCGACGTCGAGCAAGGAGCCATCCGATGAACCCGTACTCACGTCGCCGTCCGCGCGCCGTCTGGAACAACCTGCGACCGCACCGGCCCCGGCACTGCGCCTGCGTGCGTTGCGACCCGCCCAAGGTGAGGTCAACGGACGGCCAATGGCTGTTCATCATCACCACCGAACGCGAAGCCAAAGGCCCACACATCGTCGAGACAGCGGCCGCCGCATGAACGAGATCATCCTCGGCGCGCTCCTGGTCTACGGGATCCCGGGCCTCCTCGCCGCCATGTTCTGGCTCCTGGTCCGCACCTGGCACCGCGCACTCACCGCCCGCGACGTCATGGCCCGCTTCAGGCCCAGCCGCCAAGCCGTCGCCCGCGCCGAGCACCAGCTGGGTGTCTCATGATCGAGATCCTCTGGCGTACGACCGTCCTAGGCCTCGCCGTTCTCGGCGGCCTGTCCGTGGTCATTACCTTCTGTCTCCTAGTGATGGCGATCGCCGACGACCGAGCCAACCGGAGCGCCCGCCGACGTGAAGCCCGACGCCTCGAGCAAGGCCACCTGTCATGACGTCCCTTGCGTTCCGGGTCTACGGCATACCTGCCGCGCAGGGCTCCAAACGCCACGTCGGCAACGGCGTCATGATCGAGTCCTCCAAGAAGGTCAAGCCCTGGCGCCAAGACGTCGTCGCCGCCGCCATCGAGGCCATCGACCGGTTCGGGGTCCAGCAGTTCATGGGCCCGGTCAAGGTGCACATCACGTTCTTCTTCCCTCGACCGAAGGGCCACTACCGCACGGGCAAGTTCGCGCACGAGCTCAAGCCGTCCGCACCAGTGTTCGTGGCCACGAAGCCCGATGTCGATAAGACCGTCAGGTCGACTCTCGATGCTCTCGGCACGGCTGGCGTCTATCGCGACGACTCGCTCGTGGTCTCTCTGGCCGCGTCGAAGGTCTACGACTCCAATCCGGGCGCCCAGATCGCCATCTACCCGGCCCAGGAGACCGAATGAATCAGCCACGCCAGTCCGCCGCCATGATCCCCATCGACCGCCTCACCCCCCACCCCGCCAACGTCCGCGAAGAACTCGGCGACCTCACAGACCTCGCCGCGTCCATCGAAGCCAACGGCATCGTCCAACCCATCGTCGTCACCGAACACCCCACCAAGGACGACCACTTCCTGATCCTCGCCGGCCACCGCCGCTACGAAGCCGCATTCCAACTCGGCCTGCCCCGCGTGCCCGTCGTGATCCGGCACGGCGACCAAGAAACCCTCGACCAGGTAGTGCTGATGCTCGTCGAGAACATGCAGCGCTCCGACCTCAACCCTGTCGAGAAGGCTGAAGCCCTCGGCCACCTCAAGAACCGCGGCATGACCCAGCGTGAGATCGCCCGCCAGGTCGGCATCTCCGACTCGAACGTCTCCTACTACCTGCAGCTCCTCGACCTCGACGACGACTCCCTAGAGCGTCTCCGTCGCGGCCAAGCCCGGATGGGTGATGCCATCGACATGGTCGTTCACCGCCGCAAGATGGATCGAGCCGAGAACGGCCAGGCCGAGCGCGGCCGCCCCGTCCAGGTCGAAGCCCCTTGGCTGTCTCTGGCGCATCCGCTCGCCGAGAAGGTCAAAGCCGAGTGCACCCACACGACCAGACCCAAGGTCGGCCGCGTCGGATGCGGCCAATGCTTCGAATCTGCGATCCGCGAAGACGAACGCCGGCGCCAGCGCATCGACCAAGGAGTGCCACGATGACCGCGCTGACCAGCATCTGTGACCAGGTGGGCATCACCTACAGGCAAGCCGACTACTGGATCCGCCAGGGCTACGTCTCAGTCGACACCGGGTGGGAAGGACCGGGCAACCGCCGCGACATCACCCCTGACGAGGCCGCGCACTTCGACGCCATGGCCCAACTCGTCGCCCACGGCATAGCCCCCGAAGTCGCAGCCCGACACACCGACCGGCTCATCGCCCAAGGATTCCGCCGCGGCGACAAGATCACCGTCGACGTCGCCTACCGCCGCGCGGCTGACGCGCTCGAGGTGGCCTCATGACCGCCGCCGACCACATCGAGGACTGGCTCACCCCACCCGAATGGCACAACCAGGCCGCCTGCACCTTCATCGGTGGCGACGAATGGTTCCCCGAAAAAGGAGGAACCACCCGCGAAGCCAAGAAAGTCTGCGCCACCTGCCCCGTCCAGAACGAGTGCCTGCAGTACGCCCTCGACCACGACGAACGCTATGGCGTCTGGGGCGGACTCTCCGAACGCGACCGCCGCAAGCTCCAAAGAAGTGCCGCCCGATGACCGGCCGCGCCGCCCGCACCGTCTACGTCTGCCCCAGCTGCGGCCACACCCACCGCACAGTCCAACCCACCACCTGCACGCTGCTGCGCCGCTACGAACACGCCCAACCCACCGAACTCGACGCCCTACCCCCAGGCCACTGGGCCGGCGGACTGACCAAACGCTTCATCCCGGACGGAGAGACCGCATGACCGATACAGACCTCGACATGACCTGCCCCCACTGCTCCCACCACATGGACTGCGCGACCTGCGTCGCCGCGGACATGCCCGTCTTCCCCGGCGCCATCAGCCTCTGCGTCCGCTGCGCCAACGCCTCCATCGTCACCGACGAAATGACGCTCCGAGCCCCGACTCCGCTCGAGCTCGTCGGCCTCAACTCGCTACCCGAAGTACGACTCGCCCAAGCCATGCTCCGCGACATCTCACTCAACAACAACCCCGGAAGGAACAACTGATCATGTCCGCAACCACCGCCAAGGTCGCCGCACGATCCAAGACCGACAACACCGGCATCACACCCGAGCTCTCGACCAAGATGTACAAGAACCTCGGATCGAACTACATGGCCATCGTCGAACTCCGCGTCGCCGAACGCATCGAAGGCGACGACCAGTCCCACGCCGTCAAGCTCGAGGTCAACCGCATCGAACCCGCGGCCGACAAGGACATCGAGGACCACATGCGTGCCCTCGAACGCGCCCTGTACTTCAAGCGGAACCCGCAACCGACCCTGACCCAGAAGGACCCCCTCGAGGCCAACGTCACCAAGGTGATGGACAAGACCGGCCAGACCGTCCTGAACTGCGCGCTGTGCGAACACAAGTACGCCGACACGAAGATCTCGCACGCCCGCGGCGCCGGCCCCGAATGGCCGCCGTGCGTCTGGTCCTCATGCGGGCACGTCGTCGACTTCACCGAGCCCAAGGTCTGCACCAAGTCCCACACGCCGGTCGACGACGACGAGAAGGCGAAGAAGTCATGAGCACCCTTACCACCGTCGACGTCAAGCTGATCGACGCTCATCCTGACAACGTCCGCCGTGACGCAACCCCCGACCCTGAGTTGATTGCCTCAGTCAAGGCCCAGGGGATCCTGCAGCCGATCGGCGTCATCGAGACCACCTATCCGAAAAGGAACGGCAGCCGGGCGACGCTCGGCTACCTCCTCATCGCCGGCCATCGTCGTCTCGCGGCCGCGAAGAAGGCCGGGCTGGCCGAGATCCCGGTCATCGTCTACGACCACCTCCTGACGCGCGCCCAGCAGATCGAGGCGATGCTCGTCGAGAACGGCCGCCGCGCCGACCTGTCCGCGGTCGAGGAGGCAGCCGCCTACGAGCAACTGACCCTCGAGGGCGTCACGCCGGCGGCAATCGCCAAGGCCACCGGCAGGTCCCCAGCCACAGTCAAGGCCCGACTCAAGCTGACCAGGCTGCCCGCGGCCGCCACCGAAGCGCTCCACGGCCATCAGATGACCCTGGCCACCGCCGAGCACATCCTCGAGTTCGCCGACTATCCGCAGCTGCTCGAGGAAGCCGAAAAGTTCCTCGCCGACGGCAAGCTCGACGAGTACGAAGCCCGACGCCTGGCCAAGCGGATCAACGTCATCAACGAACACCGGGCACTGCGCGCCAAGTACGAGAAGTCGGGCCTCCCTGTCGTCGACACGATGCCCCAGCACGGCTGGTACGCGTCCAAGGAATGGAACCGGGTCAACAGCGAGAATCCGAAGCAGGCAGCGGCGTACTACCCCGGTGATGACGCCGGCTGGTGGAACTCCGAGCCGGTCCTCCTCAACCCCCTCAAGGGTGGTGCCGATGAGACACCCGAGCAGGTCGCCAAACGCAAGGAACGCGAGAAGCTGGAACGGGCCAAGTTCAAGGCCGACCAGGAGGCCCTCGAGCTGCGGCACCAAATGCGCCTCGAGCACGTCGTCGAGCTCGGCCGCGGACTGAAGGTCGACTCACCACTCCTCGCGCACCTGCGGGTCGCAACCGGCAAACTCATCAACAGCTACGGCCCCGCCGTCATCGAGCGGATCACCAAAGCCGCCGGCGTCGACGACCTCGTCATCCGCGAGAAGAACGACTACGCCGGTGAGGCGCTCGCCGAAGCTGTCCGGGCCAACCTGAGCGATACCCAGGTCATGCAACTGCTGCTGGCCTGCCTCGCGCAGACCGCAGACAACGGCTACACCAACACCAGGCACCGAGCCGACGAACGCGCCGACGCCAACGAAGCAGCGTTCTGGCACGCCTTCATCGACTCCGGTTACGACCTGCCCACCGAAGACCAGAAACAGGCCGACAAAACCATCAGCAAAACCCCGGAGTGACACCCATGAACCGGTGCGTCGCCACGTGTGGGTCTTTGGTCCTTTCCCCCACAGGCGCCCCCAACCGGCCTAGCCCCACCGGCGCACCACAACGGGGCACCCCATGACCTCAGACCCCGCAGAAAGCAGCCCCGTGGCCGACGACGAACAGCCGCCATACAGCGACGACGACGCCCCACCAGCCGACAACGTCCGCCCACTCACCGGACGCACCGAACCCGCGCACCTCGCAGCCGAACGCGCCCTCCTCGGCTCCCTCATCTACGACCCCGACCAATTCGACGCAGCAGCCGCCATCCTCGGCCCAGCCGACTTCGACGAACCCAAACACCAGACCATCTGGGACGCCATGACCGCCGTCGCGGACCGCGAAGGCCACCCACCTGTCCACACCCTCGTCCTCGCCGAACTCAAACGCGCCGGCCACCTCGCCAAAGTCGCATCGATCCTCCCCCAGCTGCCAGGGGACTACCCGGACCTCGCCGTCCAGTACGCCGCCATCGTCCACGAAGAAGCCGACGGCCGATTCGTCGCCAACGAGCTCCGCCACGGCCTCGCCGAAATCACCAACCGCGGCACCGGCAACCTCGTCGACGTCTCCGGCCGCGTCATGGACGCCCTCGACCAAGCCTTCAAATTCGTCGGCCCCACAGCCGCATCCAACATCCCCACCATCGACGAACTCCTCGCCGGCGACGAAGACCCCTACCACTGGGTCATCCCCGGCCTCATCGAACACCAAGAACGCATCATCCTCACCGCCGAACCCGGCGCCGGCAAAACCACCCTGCTGCGCCAGATCGCGCTCACCGCCGCCTCCGGCATCCACCCCTTCACCCTCGACCCCATCGAACCCATCACCGTCCTGCACGTCGACGTCGAAAACTCACGCCGCCAGAACCGGCGCCTCTACGGAGCCATGCGCACCAAAGCCGGCAAGGACCTCAAACCCGAGAACCTCCGCATCGAAATCAGGATCGAAGGCCTCGACCTCACCACCGGCGAAGACCAAGCCTGGCTCAACCACCGCGTCAAGACCGTCAAACCCGACCTCCTCCTCATCGGCCCCATCTACAAGCTCGCCAACGGCGACCCGATCGAGGAGAAGTCCTCCAAGCCCGTCGCGATGTTCCTCGACCGTCTCCGCGCCGACCACGATTGCGCCATCATCCTCGAAGGCCACTCCGCCAAAGCCCCCGTCACCGACGCCAAGAACCGCAAACCACCCCAAGAACCCTATGGCTGGTCCGGGTGGATGCGCTGGCCCGAGATCGGCATCTGGCTCGCCAAAGAGGGCGACCTCAAACACTGGCGCGGAGCCCGCGAAGAACGCTCCTGGCCCACCCACCTCCGACGCGGCGGCCACTGGCCCTGGACCCCCGAACTCGACGGCTCCGACCAGGTCTACAAAGACGCCCGCCAAGCCCGAATCAAAGCCGGCCACCGCATCACCATCCGCGAAGTCGCCGACGCCCTCAACACCCCCACCACCAGCATCCAACGCGTCCTCGGAACCGGCTCCAGACACGCCCTCGCCTGGACCGCATTCAACGAATCCACCCTCCAAGGAGACGCCACCAAATGACCAATTCACAAACGCACTCCTGTTCCAACACCCCCTGTGGAAAACCCCTGTTCCAGCCTGTTCCAAGCACCACCGGAACACCCACTGACCAGCACAAACACCAAAAACCAGCCTCTGTTCCACCCACCCCCCATGGAACAGGCGAAAACCCCCACAAAACCGCAGGTCAAAGCCTGTTCCACTGTTCCGCCTCCTACGGAGGTGGTGCCGGAGCGGAACACCGCCACCTCCGCAGCAGGACACCGACACCCCAGAACGGAGGACTGAACCCATGAACTCCCCCTCAAGCTCCGGACCCATGGAGTGCCTTCAATGCGGCAAGCCTCATCCTCGGTGCTCTGGTCACAGGAGCTCTGATCCGAGCCAGCCGTGCATGAAGTATCCGAAGAAGGACTTCACGGTGTGCCAGGCCCATGGTGGTGAGGCTCCGCAGGTGAAGGCTGCGGTCGAGCGCCGGCAGCAGGAACGCTCTGCGTTGCTGGCTCTGGAGTCGTTCGGGATCCCGGTCGTGGTGGATCCGCATACGGCGCTGCTGCAGGAGCTGCATCGCAGTGCCGGGCATGTGGAGTGGTTGGGCGCGGTCGTCGCGGATACGGAGCGCGGTGGCTTGGCGGAACGGTCTTCGGTGTCGGGACTTAATGAGCCTTCGGTGTGGGTGCGGCTGTATCAGGGCGAGCGGAAGCACTACCTGGATGTCGCGAAGGCGTGTCACGCGGCCGGCATTGAGGACCACCGCATCGAACTCGAGCAGCGGGACGCCCGGATGGTCGTTGCGAAGTTCGAACGTGCGTTGACCCGAATGCGGTTGACGGACGAACAGAAGCATGAGTTCAAGGTGATCGCTGCGGAGGAGTTCCTGGCGATCGAAGGAGGAGGAGTGGGATGACACCGATAACGGTGATGGATGCGTTGAAGGCGTACGACGAGCAGGAGTTGGGTGCGGTCGAGTTGCTGGTCGCTGCCTTGCGGAACGTGCAGCGGGTCTTGTCTGAGGTGGTTGAGGAGGAGTCGGTGGCCGGCACATATCTGGGTCGCACGTTGCGTGGCGTGCTCGGTGGAGAGGAGGACGGGTCATGAGTGAGGCGAAGCCGGCGAAGAAGGCACCGCGGGCGCATCACGTGGTGGCGCGGATGAACCAAGAGCCAGGTGAAGGCGGATACGACGAGATCGTGGTGTTCGGGACGGAACTAGAGGCGTTGCGTCACATCGTCGGCAAGGCCGACTGGGTGTACGCGCAGCTCGCCAACGGCCAACAGTTCAGCGAAGCGGATGGACGATGAGCGACCTGGGCCACACGGTTGGTGACGCCAGGAAGCGTGCCTCACAGTCCATGCAGTCGATTGCTAGGGCGATGACGTCATCCAGTTCGTCGGACCCGGCTGCGCCGGGGAGAACACATGAGTGACCTCTACACGATCAGCGAGTTCCACCAAGAGGAAGGCTGCTGGCTAGACGACGACGGCCAACACATCTGGTTCGCGCACCGATGCAAGACCGATGGGAACCGCGACGAGAAGGCGACCGTGACAATGCTGCCTTGGCCGAACTGGCAGACCCTCGATGGCACGTCGGTCTATCCGTCCATCTCCTGCGAGGGCTGCGGGTTCCATCACATCGCCAACATCGGCAGGCGAGTCCCGTGAGCGGCATCAGCGACGAGATGGTCGAAGCCGCAGCCCGAGCGTGGGCCGAAGCAACCGGCGAAGTCGTCACCTACCACCCCGACTCGGTGGACGATCACAACCGCTGGTCCTGGCAAGGCATCGGTGACGACACCGGCCACAGCGAGGAATGGAAAGACGTCAACTTCCGCCGCCCGGCCCGTGCCGCGCTTGCCGCCGTCGAACCACTGATCGCGGAACGCGAGAAGCAAGCCCAAGCCGAAGTGGCCGATGCGTTCCAGCAATGGGGAATGACGAACGAGATAGGCCCTATGGACTGGCCGTGGTTCGGGGAAATCTGCCGCCGTTACGCCTCGGTCTACGAGGGACGAGAGGACAAATCATGACCACCACCTACTGGATCATCGGCGCAACCATCGCCCTGGCGTGCACCGCCACCTTCATCGCGGCGTGGCGAGCTCGTCGACGCCGAACCGCGACCGCCGACGTCATCGTCACCATCACGCCCGATGCCTCCCAGTTCATCGAAGCCGTGAAGAGAGTCGCCGGTCGAGCGCCCACGCCGGCTGGTGCCGACCTGCTTCGGCAGCTGCTCCAGCACGAAGCGCAGAGGATCCAAGACCAAGCCCGAAGCATGAAGATCCGGCAATGCAACCCGTCGATCCGCACGCTCCGTGACCCCTGCCCGAAATGTGGCGTCCTCGAGCTCGGCGTCGAACACATATGCCCAAGGCTCCGCACCGCACCGCCCCAGATAACCGTCAACCCTGGCAACCCGTACGACGACGGTCGAGAAGAGATCGGGCCACGACGATGACCGAAGACCGCTGCCCCTGGTCCGACCTCCCACCCCTCATGTGCGACCACTGCACACCAGGACCCCGCGCACACACTCGCGACTTCCCACGCGAGAACGTACCCCTCACCATCGTGACCCGCGCCCACATCGAGACCATCTCACCGACCGGCCGCTCCCTCCCCGAAGAGTTCAGCCAATGGGAGCTGTCGGACTACATCGCCGCGCTCTGCGAACACACCAAGCACGCCGAACCCCGCACCATCCTCAACCACAACCGCGACGGCTCCATCACGCCCGTCACCAGCCGGCACATCACCGTCAACCCGCCGCTGATCCTGCAGCTGCAGTGGGCAGTTGAGACATCCCAAGCCGTCGAGGAAGGCAAACGCCAGTTCACGTCCAAGCCCTCCGGACGGTTGGAAGCGATCGAACTGGTGATGCGGATCGAACACGAGACGCACCGGATGCTGATTCACGACCATGGGGAACGAAGCTCGCATGACGACTACCCGCAGATGATCGCCGCTGTCCGCCACCTTGGATCGTTGACAGCATCAGGTGACAGCAACGCTCGGACCATCCGTGGCTGGTGGGCAGCGGCTCGGGTCGTCACCGGTTGGGACCTGCCGGCGTTCAAGCCGAACAACACCTGCCCCCTGTGCGGTGTGCGTGGAAGCCTGCGGATCAAGTACCCGACCGCGACGTGCGTGGAGTGCCACGAGACGTGGGATGGGGAAACGATCGGGCTGTTGGCCGAACACATCAAGATCGAGAATCACGAGGAACCCGACGACATTAGGTCAGCTGGATGACGTTTCGCGACACGCCGGTCAACACGACATGTTGCAGACACGGCCGTCGATGACTGATGATGTCGTTCGGGACCAGAAGTGTGTCCATAGCCAGAAGCCCCGCGAGTCTCTCCGGGGCTTCCGTCGTTCCCGGGCTCTATGCCTGAACGTTGTAGTGCCGGGGGTCAGCGCTGCAGATGCGGTACGTGATCGTGCGCAGATTCGGGCTCTGCAGGGTGCCCTTCGTGACACGCCGTGTCCTGATCCGCGCACCGCAGACAGGGCACTCGCTGATCTCGTCAGTCATGAAACCAATCTAGGTCCTCGAGGCAGGTGAGCCCATGGCCACCACCGTCGTGTTCCGCCTCATCCATGGCACCGTGCGCACCGGGATCTGGTGCAACGCCTGCATGACCTCCGGCGGCTTCGAAGTCCCGCTGTACCGGCTCTGCGATGAGCACGCCGCGCACCTCGTGACCATCGGGTTCGGGTGTCTCACCTGCCAAGGCCCCGGAGATCTCGAACGATGACGCTCGCGACCGAGATCGCCCGCGGCCTGGTCGGCGCGAAACGCGAATGGCCCACCCCGGGCGCCATGGCCGTCGAGCTCACCAAGAACTGGGTGAAGCCCACCGTCCAGACACCTGCCCTCGAGCTCATCGACCAGGCGCTCGTCGAACTGCTCGACCAGCCCGACGGCCGACTGATCATCACGATGCCTCCACAGGAAGGCAAGTCGACCCGGGCCGCGAAAGACTTCCCGATCTGGGTCCTGAAACAGCGACCCGACCTGCGGGTCGTGACCGCGTCGTACAGCCAGTCGCTGGCCAACCGCAACGGCCGCGCCATCCGCAACACGATCGCCGCGAACCCGCAACTGGGGCTCACGATCGCACCGGACAACGGCGCCGCACACGAATGGCAGCTCGCCGGCCACGAAGGCGGAGTCCTGTCCGTCGGTATCGGCGCCGGCGTCACCGGCCGCCCCGCGGACATCCTGATCATCGACGACCCGATCAAGGACCGCAAAGAGGCCGACTCCGAGGTCTACCGCGACAACGTGTGGGACTGGTGGACCGACTCAGCGTCCACCCGCCTGGCACCGGGCGCCCCCGTCGTCGTGATCCTGACCCGCTGGCATGAGGACGACCTCGCTGGCCGGCTGATCGAGGCCGAAGATGGCCACCTGTGGCGGGTCTTGAACATCCCGGCCGAAGCGGACCACGACCCGAACAAGGGCGAGACCGACCTGCTCGGCCGTGAGCCTGGCGAGTTCATGCAGTCCGCGCGCGGCCGCACCACACGGCAGTGGGAAGCGATCAAGGTCAGCAAGGGGTCCCGCACCTGGGCCAGCCTGTACCAAGGTCGCCCGGCACCGCAGTCCGGTGACACGCTGAAGCGTGAATGGTGGCGGCGGTATGACCTGCCGCTGTGGATCGAACGGCCCGACGGGTCGCGGATCGTCACGAACTTTGACGACATGCTGCAGTCGTGGGACATGACGTTCAAGGACACCAAGGGCTCGGACTGGGTTGTCGGCCAGGTGTGGATGCGGCGTGGTGCTGATGCGTTCCTCCTCGCCCAGGTTCGTGGCCGGTGGGATTTCGTGGAGACACGACGCCAGTTCCTGGCCCTGTCAGCTCAGTGGCCGCAGGCGTTGCTGAAGGTCGTCGAGGACAAGGCCAACGGCCCGGCGGTCATCGCGTCGCTGCGGAACAAGATCCCCGGGATCGTGCCGGAGGAACCGCAAGGGTCGAAGTTGGCGCGCGCTTCTGCTGTCGCGCCGCTGGTCGAGGCCCGCAACGTGTGGATCCCTGCCGCGTCCCTCGCGCCGTGGTCTGACGGTCTGATCGAGGAAGCCGCGGCGTTCCCGCACGGCACCCACGACGACCAAGTCGACGCGACCAGCCAAGGCCTGAACCGGATCCTGCTGCAGCCGCTGCTGGCCGGTGATGACGACGTGGTCACCGAAGACGACCTGGACGACGAGATCGCCAGCTACCAGATCTCGCCCTACTGACACCGCTGAGGAGGCCTGCGATGACCGGACCGGCCTCGTCCCTGTCGGAGATGGAACGTGTCGAGATCGAACGCGACGCCTACCAGGCCGAGGTCGAACTCCTCCAAGAGTCCCTCGCCGACATCGAGCTCGCCCTCGAGGACCGCGGCTGGGTCACCCTCAGCCAGCAGGCTGCGCAGGAGTTCACCCGCGAAGGCCGCCGGCGTGCCGCCGGGTTGTGCCGGATCCTGTCGATCCAGAACCCGCTGATCAAGCGCGGCATCTCTGTGCGGGTCGGGTACATCTGGGGCAGCGGCGTTCAGGTCGACGCCGGCGACGCTGACGTCAACACCGTCATCCAGGACTTCCTTGACGCCAACCAGGGGTCGTACTCGAGTACCCAAGCCCGCGAGGAAGCCGAACGGACCCTCGCGACGGACGGTGACCTGTTCCGCGCGCTGTTCACGAACCCGCGTACCGGATCGGTCACCGTCCGCTCCATCGACCCGACCGAGGTCGACGAGATCCTCACCAACCCTGAGGACCGCGACGAGCCGTGGTTCTACATCCGGTCCTACACCACCACGGTGATCGAGGCCGGGTACTCCGGGCTCACCCGACGTCGGGTCGAACGCCGGCGGGTCATCTACCCCGCGCTCGGCTACCGGCCGTCCTCGAGGCCGAAGATCATCGACGGGATCCCTGTCGCGTGGGAGACACCGGTCCAGCATGTTGCGGTCAACCGGATCGATGGCTGGTCGTTCGGTATCGGTGACGCCTATGCGGCGATCTTCTTCGCCCGGGCGTACAACGAGTTCCTGACCGACTGGGCCAAGCTGATGAAGTCCCTGTCGCGGTTCGCGTGGCGGCTGACCGCGAGACGCAATGGCAGCGCCCAACGGGCTGCTGTCGAAGCGCGACG